TGATGACGTATCGCTGGGCACCCCCTTTACCTACTATAGGCAGGGTGGGGCCCAGAATCCTCGTGGAGCCAAGCTCCACGCTCGAGCAAAGACTCGAGGACTACTTCTGTGAAAACAGAAGTGTTGCCGACGTTTTTGAACGTCGGATACAACCCTTCTTTCTGGAAAGGTTCCTCGGCACGCGCAGCGCGCCGACATTCCTCTCGGACCTATGTCCGAGGGACCAGCAACAAGTGTTGCTGCGAAACCTTTATGTAAAGGTTTCCCAAGCCTTCAAGGTAAGGCTCCGCCGCCGGCTTGATGCCGGCAGGCTGAATCAGGTGCGGTCCTGGTTCCACACTGCCACTGCGGCAGTTCTGGCGTACTATTGTACGTCGGACGACCCGAGCGAGGCTCAGGTCGATCGTCTAACGCGGTGGGCGTTAGAGAACTGCGCGAACAATTACGCGCAGTTTCAGTCAGACTTCAAGAGTCTGAAGAAGGGCATGCGGAAATCGTTTGCCCTCACCGGTAGGATCGACTCCTACCGGCCTATGGCACATATGGTGCCATACTACGACCTCTACCGTTCAAAGGTAGGGTTCGAGTCACCAGCTGAGCTGGGACGCTACGTCCTGACCTGGTGTCAAACCAGGGCGACGGGCATGGCGGATCACGTCATGATCCGCAATTCTCTTGAGAAATTCAAGAGAACGGTTCAGGAGCCCTCTGAGAGGGTTAAGATTCCTGAGCCGTACCTCCTGGATGCTACCAGGATGGCCGTTAACACCATGGGTGTTAACGCGGTTGTGTCTGTGGGCACAACTGCTTGTCTCGAGACCTCTCGAAGCAAGGGAGGAAAGACCGCTTTCCTTCGCGACACGCTTGCTAAGAAGCGTGTGCTGCGTTTCATCTATAACATGGAAACGCTCGAGCCGACGGCAATTGAGCCTCGGCCGGTCAGGACACCAGGTGATGTCCTGAGCTGGGCTGTTCAGACAGTCCTGCACCACCCCACGTATGTGAGGTGTGTGAGGGTTCACGCAGTCGTGGAACCCTCGAAGGCGCGTACGATCACTGTCGCGCCTTACGCCTATCAAGTGATAATGGGCGTCCTGGCACATATGTACCAGGCGACTTTACAACATAAACATGTAAAGTCAGGACTTAAAGCTGATCGCCACTTGTGGCGATTTGTACAAAAAGTCCTCAATCCGCAGTCGGCGGAATGGCAGCACCTACCAGAGGGTGCTACGATCTATGCTCTGAGCACAGATCTTTCCGAAGCAACAGATTTCGGAAATCTGACTGTCAGCAGTCAGATATGGCAGTTTTTGATAAAACTGTCATCGGTGCACGAGGGATTCCCCCGCGCATTGGCTGTACTGGGCAAGACCCTGTACAACGGGAGACGATTCTTCTTCGTCCCTGACCAAACTGGTAATTACCAGTTGGTATCCAGACAAAGAGGCTGGATGATGGGTGACATGATGACCAAGGTCATACTCACCATCGCTCATGATGCAATATGCCGCATGAGCCGCCTACAAGTGTATAGTCTTGTGGGCGATGATGAGATAGCACTGAGTGCATCGACTCATCAATTGTCGACACAGATCGACAATCTTCAGACCATTTTCAAAGTGTCTGAAGAGGACACGTATATATCGTGTCACCTCGCATTTTACTGCGAGGAGGGGACGCTTGTGCCACAAAGGGCATCGTCCTCCAACCACGTTCAAATGAGACGTGGTGAGGAGCTGTCATACTTGGATTACCCAAGATTCAGACTCCTGCTACCTCAGATCTCTGAGGTAGATGCCTACTCCATGAGTAATTCGGGTAGGTTCGCGCTCCTAGGGAAGGAGTCGCGTTGGGTTGACAATGTCAATCCAAGGGCGCGCAAGTACTTTACCCGCGCGTCCCTCCTGCAGCACATACTTGTGCCGCAGGAGCCGGACTGCATAAGTCCGTACATCCCCATAGAAATTGGGGGTGATGGGGCAATGCCCCACTCACCAGGTTTCCTGGCGAGAGTCGTTGCGGACAAATCCCGCAACGCTAGGGAGGTCATGTACAGAATGGCCTCCCTGATGTCCGGTACGACCGGGCATAGGTACGTGCGGTCTGACCGCACGGACAAAGTGGTGCACAAACACCATCTCTACCTTCCAAAAATGGAGGGACTGCGGGAACTGTTGCCCGCGGACTCTGTGATAAAACCCAACACAGAGGAGGGGCTGCTTTTACTGCGGTCCCTAAAGGTGGACAATATCTGTACACCTGAGCGAGCTTTTTTCAAGCTCGCTAAAGCGGCCTATTATAGGGCGCTTCTGGCGGGATTGGACCCACCAGAGCCGAAATTCTCCTTAGAAAGGAGCTATTCGGCTGGGCACACGGAAGATCCGTATGTCAACTTCCCAGACTTCTTAGAAGCCTGGAAGAATCCTGGTTTTATATTCCAGGACAGCTACGACTATTTCGTAGACTTGGAGGCCTTAGGCCTCCACAACCCAATGCAATTGGGTTGGCGTTTTGGGCCTACGGCCCAAATACGATCTGGGGAATTGTTTTCCCAGTGGGTGAGGGACAACCTCACTCTGGAAGACCAAGGTCTTCCCGATGTTCTGGACTCGATCCGGAACATGCGGCCATTACCAGAATGGGTGATGGCGAGACTCAATCTATACATTGAGTCCGACAACTACATAATGATGCAGTTGCGCAACCGTGGTGTATACCCACGGTTCATCCTTGTCGTGACGCGCGACAAGAAACTCTGCATACGTATGCAGAGATGGTTGACCGCTAACGGTCATACCTCGAACATTATATTGTTCGATCCGGCTATCTACATGATGGGCCGGCTGACTGACATTGAGTCAGTCAGAGTCTTCACGTGGTATAGACCATTCGAAGGCGATGTCGACTTCATGGTCGACCCTGGAGCTATGCTCCATGTGGACTACACCGAGTTCACAGATGGCTTCCCTAACGAGGAAGACTACTTCGATAGACCTATCGAAGTATTGGATGCAGTACCACGTCATCCGGATGTGGTACTCGTGCGCTTAGCGCACGCACGCAACTAAGTTGCGGAAGTAGTGCATAGCACTGCTCTCACGGCTT